TGAAGATTGATACCAGTTATTACGACAGAGGAGGAGCATGACACCCGAAGCAAAAGTTAAAAAAGTGGTTGTGCGACAGTTGAAAGAAATAAACGCATATTATTTTTATCCAGTAACCGGAGGTTACGGTAGAAGTGGTGTGCCTGATATCGTTGGTTGTTATAACGGAAGGTTCTTTGGCATCGAGTGTAAAGCGGGGAAGAACAAGCCCACGCCATTACAGCAGAGGAACTTAGATGATATAGCAATGTCACGAGGAGCGGCTCTAGTTGTTAATGAAGAGAACATGTTAGATGTAAAGGATTGGCTGATCTCTAAGACACTAGATCCACAACAGTTAGAGTTATCATTTGGAGGAACACAGAATGGCTAGAGGTAGGCCGAACAAGAAAGCAGTTGCAGTTAGTAAGTTGCTAAAAAAAGACCCGACAATGAGCGCGGTCAAGATAGCTGAGAAAGTAGGCTGTCACCCATACTACGTGGGTAAGGTCAAGCGTGACATGGGGTTGACGAAATCAAGAAAGAAGAAATACGTATCGACTCCAGCGGCAACGTTGGGATCGGTACGCAAGTCGTCACGTAAACCCAAAGTTAAAAAAGAATTTACAACACCTGTACCGCTCCCTCCTGTACCGCTCCCTCCTTTGCCTGATTACAGTCGTGGCGGTCTGCTGGATCGTGCGAAAGAGATAGTTACCAATGACCGACAGAACACACACGGTCACCCCGAAGATAGTTTTCGCAGGATCGCGGATCTGTGGAGCGGATACTTGACAGTTGGTATTCACGAGCAAGATGTGGCCGTGATGATGGCGTTGGTCAAGGTGGCTCGCATCATGGAGAACCCACAACATGCCGATAATTGGATCGACGGTGCTGGATACTTCGCTTGCGGTGGAGAGGTTGCACTAAGGAAAAATTAGTATGGGTGTTGAGATCGTAACTGAGGTGTACCGCGTCCCGTGTGATGACTGTCTATCTGGATATTTCGTTACTTATGAGCAGGGTGACTTTACTTACTCTGAGTGCGATAACAGTGATTGCCCTCGTGTAACAGATCTTGAACCAAACTTCTAAGAATTGGCGGCTACTGTTCTAGTGTGTTTGAAGATCCCGCCTGAACAAAGCATACAAACTGACACCGAGAGGGTGCGAAGCCCTCAACCTAATAGTTTGTTACTAGGTATATCATGGAACTTATAACAATAGATTTCGAGACGTACTACGACAAGAAGTATTCTCTATCCAAGATGACTACGGAAGAGTACGTCCGACATGAAAATTTCGAGGTGATCGGTGTTGGAGTCAAAGTTAATAACAACATTACAGAATGGGCTAGTGGGACTCACGAACAGCTTAGGGAATATCTCCATACCTTCAATTGGGGAGAATCTATGGTTCTTGCTCACAACACTATGTTTGATGGCGCTATTCTTAGCTGGCTTTTTGATATTCATCCTCGCGTTTGGACTGATACCCTTTGCATCGCTCGTGCTATCCACGGCACAGAAGTTGGAGGAAGCCTCAAAGCGTTGGCTGGACGATATCAAATCGGAGCTAAAGGAACGGAGGTTCTGGCCGCGCTAGGTAAGCGCCGACTAGATTTCGCTGAGTATGACTTGGAACTCTACGGTGACTACTGCGTCAATGATGTTGAGTTGACTTATAAGCTCTTCGGTCTGATGACAAAGAACTTTCCAAGAAGTGAATTGAAAACGATAGACCTGACCCTCCGAATGTTTATCGAACCTATGCTTGAACTCGATCTAGGTCTGCTGGAACAGCATCTAGAAGAAACCAAGGCTATGAAAGATGATCTGCTGCTGAAGTCAGGAGCTACTCGTAAAGATCTTATGAGTAACGCTAAGTTTGCGTGTATGTTATCTGACGTAGGTGTCATCCCACCAATGAAAACTAGCCCTACCACGGGTAAAGAAACGTACGCGTTTGCAAAGTCAGATGAGGCGTTTCTAAAGCTACTGGAGCATGAAGATGTGCGCGTACAGTCGCTAGTCACTGCTAGGTTGGGGACTAAAAGTACGTTAGAAGAAACACGCACGCAAAGGTTTATCGATATAGCAAAGCGGGGCACGTTGCCGGTCCCAGTGCGGTACTACGCAGCGCACACTGGTAGGTGGGGAGGGTCTGACAAAATTAATCTACAGAACTTGCCAAGCCGTGACCCGCGAGGCAAGAGGCTAAAGAACAGCATCCTAGCACCTGAAGGTTATACGCTAGTGGACTGCGACTCATCGCAGATTGAGGCTCGTGTATTGGCATGGTTAGCTGGGCAGGACGACCTGACTGAATCATTTAGAAACGGTGATGATGTTTATAAGAAGATGGCTATGTCTATATACGCCGTCAAAGATGAAGCTGAAGTAACCAAAGACCAACGGTTCGTCGGGAAGACTACTATTCTCGGTGCTGGCTACGGTATGGGCGCAGTGCGATTCAAGGAGCAGTTAAGATCTTTTGGGTTTGATATGACACTTGAGGAAGCCCGCCGTGTCATAAGCGTCTACAGAGATACGAACTACGCAATAACCACATTATGGCGTGACGCTGGGTACATGCTGGATCGCTTGGATAATAAAGATGCCACGGTGCTAGGACGGAAGGGAGTGCTAGAAGTTGTGCCGGAAGAAAGCGCAATCAGATTACCCTCTGGACTGCTGATGCGGTACGCTGATCTTAGGGACGATAGCGAGAAAGAAGAGAACGAGCCTCCACCTAGACCGGAATACACATACAAGACACGGCGCGGTAGAACTCGGATCTATGGCGGTAAGGTAATAGAGAACGTATGTCAAGGGATCGCACGTTGCATAATCGCAGAGCAGATGATAAAAATCTCTGAACGGTACAATGTAGTGTTGACAGTACACGACTCTATTGTGTGTTGTGTTCCCACGCCTGAAACGGACGAAGCGCGTGCTTATATTGAAGCTGCTATGCGTTGGACACCGGACTGGGCTGAAGGCTTACCGATTGATTGCGAGTCAGGGATTGGGAAAGCGTATGGAGAGTGCGAATGAGTAGAGTTGTAGATATAGAAGAGTACAGAGATAAAAAGCGATTCATGGAAGAGCTTGAGAAAGAGATGTCCACTTTAATGTACTCAGAAGATGTAGAAGAGATAGAAGAAGGGTCAAATCTAGATTACGCTTTAAGGCAGATGGGAGGAGAAGTTATTTCTCTATCTGTATTAAAGAAGGATGGTGAGCGTGTTGTACGTATTCATCATTTAGACTACACGCAGAAGCCCCCCGTATTGCAGCACATAACAGTGAAGCGAAAAGATGTTGCTGAACTTGCTCTTTCACTGTCAGATGTCGATGCGTGTTTGGCGCGACTTGAGGAAGAAGATAGTTGAGTGATGTCGCCCCTTGGTCTTTCAGTAAGATAAAAGCCTTTGAGCAATGCCCGAAAAAGTTTTATCACCTGAAAGTCGCTAAAGACTACAAAGAAGTAGAGACAGACGCTATGCGGTATGGTACTGAGGTACATGCTGCCGCAGAGCACTATGTACGGGACGGGGTAGAGATCCCTGAAGCCTACGCTTATATGAAACCCGCACTCGACGCGTTGCTTGCTAAGAAAGGTGCGCGATTGTGCGAATATAAGATGGGGCTTACAGGAGATTTAAAAGCCTGTAGTTTTTTTGATGACGATGTGTGGTGGCGTGGTATAGCAGACCTGATCATCCTTGACGCAGAAGATAATTTAGCTTGGGTTGTCGATTATAAAACGGGAAAGAATGCACGGTACGCGGATAAAGGGCAGCTTGAGTTGATGGCTCTGGCAGTGTTCCAACATTTCCCTGTGGTTACGTCCGTTCGAGCTGGGTTGTTGTTCTTAGTATCTAATGAACTTATTAAAGACACCTACTCTGTAAAGCAGCAGGGAGAACTATGGGACAAGTGGATGCAAGACTTCATGCGTATGGAAGTCGCGTTTGATAAAGATGTTTGGAACGCTAACCCAAGTGGTTTGTGTAAGCGCCACTGCGTAGTAACTGAATGTCCACACAACGGAAAAAATTAGTATGCCTTACAAGAACAAACCAAGACCATATAAGAAAGAGTACAAACAGCAGAAGGCCAGAGGTGAGCATACGGATCGTATGGAACGCCAACGTGCAAGACGCAAGATGGACAAAACCGGCAAAGACGCTAACAAGAACGGTGTAGCTGATAAACGTGAAGGTAAAGACGTAGCGCACAACAAGCCTCTAAGTAAGGGAGGCACTAACAAAGATGGCGTGCGTGTACAAAGCCGAAAGCGGAATCGTGCAGCGGGTGGCGCGATGAGTCGAGGTAGAAGAAGGTAGCTAGACGCTTAGTCCGATGCGTCTATAAACAACGTGGGTTTTTCGTAGCTTTTTTGGTTAAGTGACGTTTTGAGCCTGCAAAAATCGGATTAGCTCAGTGGAGCACCTTTTCTCCGTGCTCTACCGCACAGGTGTAGACCTAACCCCATCTACGAGCGAAGCGGGGTTGTTTTAATTGGAGGACAGATGAAGATTTTTGACAACAAGGCACTCTTGTTGCGTTTGCGCGACCCTGAAAAAGTGACCAAAGTTATACCCAAGAGCAAAGAGCTTGGAGGTAATGAGGTCTTAGTCAACTGGGGAGTGGAAGAGGCGCAAGTTTTAAAGAACTTAAATATAAAAGCCCCTTCTCCTATCGAAGGCCAGTACGAGTGGACGGGTAAGTACAAACCATTTGATCATCAGAAAACAACAGCAGGGTTTCTTACTCTAAACAAACGCGCCTTCTGCTTTAACGAACAGGGCACAGGTAAAACTGCTTCCGCTATATGGGCAGCAGACTACCTTATGAACAAGGGGATAATAAACCGTGTATTGATTATATGCCCTTTGTCCATTATGGATTCTGCGTGGCGCACGGACTTATTCACGTTTGCAATGCATCGAACCGTCGATGTTGCTTACGGTGCTCCTAAGAAACGGAAACAGTTAATACAGAACGGCGCTGACTTTGTAATTATTAATTACGATGGTGTTGAGATCGTAGCAGACGAGATAGCCAACGGCGGGTTTGATCTTGTCATTGTTGATGAAGCAACACACTACAAGAACGCGCAAACTAATAGGTGGAAAGTCCTTAACAAATTACTGACTAGTGACAAATGGTTGTGGATGATGACAGGTACGCCAGCAGCGCAAAGCCCACTCGATGCATACGGGTTGGCAAAGATGGTCAGTCCGCAAAACGTGCCTCGGTTCTTCAACGCTTTCCGCGATCAAGTCATGTACAAAGTTACCCAGTTTCGGTGGGTGCCAAAAGACAACGCCACTGATTTCGTGTTCCGTGCTCTCCAACCCGCTATCCGGTTTACCAAAGAAGAATGTCTTGATCTACCTGACATGGTTTACGCCAAGCGTGAAGTGGAGATGACGAGACAGCAGACAAAATACTACAAGTTACTCCGTGATCGGATGTTGATGGAGGTCGGGGACGAGCAAGTCACGTCTGTTAATGCAGCAGTCAACATGAACAAGCTGTTGCAAATATCTTGTGGTGCTATCTATA